TGTATGGGTCCTATTTCTTAAGTAACCATACCACACAATGCGCCGATCAGGACGTATTGGGTGCACATAAGCTGATCCATTGCAAATAGGATGATAACCTATTGCAATGAAGTAATAATCAATTCTATTTTTAAAAAGCAACAACTTATTTTATTTATTAAATTTTTACAAATCTATTAAACGTCAAATGGCGATGGAAATGTAGAGACTCATTTTAAACTGTAAAGTTTCATTTTATTATTACTACCCGCGTTAATTTGTAGGCTCTGTGATAAAATGTTATTGTTCTATATATATTATTAATTATGTTTATGTAAGTTTGAGGTAATCTAAATACCTTACAGTTGTGAGTAAGTCACATCCGATATTCGTGCGAGAATATTTCAAGAAGAAGCACAAAAATAATTGGGGTAGCGCCAGCAATTTAGCAAATAGCACATAATCAAGGTGGTCTATGAAAACAGAAACCAACAAGAAGCTGCCGAATTATCGGACGACGAATAAGACGAATTCGTTTCAAGAAAGTAGTCAACTTATTACAATGGAAGTTACATTAAGAAATATTGGCGCTGTAACAAGCACCCACAACGACAGACAGACACAAGGAAAGGTTGATATCTCGAAGTTCCTTTTTAAGGACTCAGAGATGCCACGTACGAGCGGATTGGTAAACGATAAGGGTAGATTGGACACAAGTAAGAGATATTTTCATATTAATGCACGCAATGTTTATAATGTGCGAAAGCAGATTTATAAAACAGTGGTGCCAAAGATTAGATACAATGATAAGGGACGACAACAAGGACTGAAAAAGGTTGATCCATCGAGGGTAACTGAAAGACCATATGTTAATAAGAAGCAAACATTGAACCCAGAGGCAAAATCATTTGTTCCTCAATTTATGCCAGGTATTGAACCACCAGTTTATATACCAACAAAGATTGAGCCAACATATAATTATACCTTTGAACCAATGTTTGATACAGTTAGGGAAATTGACTACGAATTTGATGAGGATGATGAGGCAGCTAAAGAGATCGGTAAAACAACACAGGGTCTTATAGAGTATGCTATAGCAAATGCAACATATTTGATAGGAGGTGCTACTGCACTGGGAACATCTATCGCTTCAGCGTGTGGGTACTATTATATGTACCACATTTCAAGCGATGTTCTTGCATCAACAAAGGGATTTGGACAAGTTTCAATTTCTTTGATTAACACATTGAAAGAACATGTTGTTACGGTGATTTCAGTTTTGGCCTCAATTGGCAAATATTATAGAGGAGAAATCGACTTCTCTATGATGAGTTTGTTAATTGCAGGTGCCATAACAATGGATGCAGCAATTTCAACAATGCTGCCATGCATTCAAGACTATTTGGGACTTTTGGCTCATACCTCGACACAATCAACTCGCAGGGGTACGCAGGCATTTGATCCAACTACATTGGCGGAAGCAGTAATTGGCATAATAGGAGCTTTGATCTTAGGATTTTCAGTGGATGGACAATCTATTAAAGCAGCTTTATCATCAATTAAAACACTTGGTTCATCTTTATTAACAGTGAAGACAATTGAGACAGTTTTGGTTGGTATTATTGAATCTTTACCAGATATTTTGCATTCACTGTTGTGCTCAACATTCCCAACCTTGGCTATGTATAGTAAAGTATCAACAGATAAGGAATTTGCTAAGTTTTTGAAGGATTGTAAATATATGTTGGCTTTGCCAAAAATTGATATATTGTATAATTCACATAATTTGCAAACTTTTTTGGATATTTACTCATACATGAATGAGAAGATTGTAACAGAGGAAGGACGAAGAACAGGATTGTGCACATTGATGAATGATGAGATAGAAGCATTTGACGATATATATAATAGTATAAGAGAAGCTAACTTACTTCCAGGTAAGAGAGAGCTTCCATTTGTGATTTGGATAAGCGGAGATGCAGGAGTAGGCAAGAGTACGTATGTTAATAGTTTGTGTAAAGTATTGTTAGAGGATATGTTATTGGATGAACCCACAGATTTGGATTACCAAAAATATATATACTCTCATAATACTTCTAACAGATTCTTTGATGGATACAACAATCAACCAATCTTTATTCTGAATGATTATTTGCAATATGCAACTGATGAGGAAGAAAAATTATTGATTAAGTTTGTTGATACCCTTGATTGTAATTTGGAGGTAGCGTCTGTGGATAATACTCGTGGTGGTATTAAGGGTGAAGTAAGATTTACTTCAAAAGTGATTATTGTCACATCTAATCAAAGTCATTTGTCAAATTCAACATGTATTACAGATTTAACTGCTTTTAATAGACGTAGAGATATTGTTATTAATATGGAGTGGAAGAATCTGGATCATTCAGTGAATTTGCAAAATTTTGATTATTCGTGGGCACGTATGACGATAAAACATCCAATAACTGCTATTAGAGTTATGACATCAATTGAATTAAAAACAATAGATGATGTGACTGAGGAGATAATAATGAGATTGGCTACGAAGAAATCGAACAAGGAGTTTTTAACTTTGAGTTCGGTTAAGAGTGCAGTTTCATTGAAATGTAAGTTGCAGGTATTGGAGATGACGGAAAAAACTCACTCTGAGTTTATGACGAGGGCGTATGGTATGATCAAATCGATTTTGGATCATAAGATATTTGGAATTCCACTCAAGTTTGTTTTTGGAACAATACTTGCGGGAACGAGCATGTATCTTTTGTTTAAGAATACGGTTAAGGATTTGGCTGAGCGTTTATCTCATAGTGCATCCGGTGATGTTACAACACAGAAGTTGGGAACAAAGACTAGGACACTGATGAGACAGACTATGGGTTATGGAAAGAATATTGAGGAAATAATTACTGTTATTAATAAGAATCAGGTTAGAGTATCTACAGTTGTCAAGACACCAAATGGTGAAATGGCTGTGCAGATAATGTCAGGATTGGGAGTAGGAGGATCACTTATAGTTGTTCCAAAGCATCTCTTTTATAGAGGTGAAATGAGAGCAGTTAAAGGTGATTTAATAACAGTAAATTACAAGGGAATGGATTATAAGGTACCATATGACGATACGAGAGTGTATCTTAGTAAGGACAGTGATTTGGCATGTGTAAACATGTTGGGTTCATTTCCGCAACTAAAATCACTAGCAAATTTGATTATAGATGGAAGCACAAAAATAGATGAGAATGGAGAGTTCGCATTTGTTGTCCAGAGTGGAGACGGAATTGAGAAACCTTTTGTTTCAGGAATACCCGTGACAGCCTATATGGTTGATCATGCTCCATATGTCGATCCCTACGGGAAAGAGTTCCAAGGAGATCAGATTTGGCAGTACAATTCAAAGTTTTTGAATGGTGATTGTGGATCAGTACTTGTATTGATGGACAAGAATATTCAAAAGCGTATTGCAGGTATACACGTTGCAGGAGACAAGTTCTCGGGTAATTCAGAAGTATTAACTTCTGAGATAGTAGAGGATATGTTCAAGTTTTTCAGTAAACAAACACAAGGTTTTTCAACGGATGCAGATTATGAGGAGGTTTTGGACGTTGATGTAGAGAGTAGATTGGATGGAAATTTTTTGTTTTTTGGTAAGATGGTTAAGCCACCATTTCAACATTCTAAGACAGATATTGTTAAGAGTCCGTTTTATGAGGTTCTTCAACCACATACAACAGAACCTGCCGTATTGACGGGACATGATAAGAGATTGGACACATATGTGTCGCCAATGATATTATCAGTCTCTAAATATGGCAAAACAATTTTGCCTTTTAATGCTGATTTGATGGAGCAAGCATATAGTATTGTTTCAGATATGTACGAACCTATTCGAATCCATAAGTTGAAGACTTTTGGTTATGATGATGCTATCAATGCTACATTTACTCCCAATTTGGAGAAAATAAACTTGAAAACATCACCTGGTTATCCATGGTCAGTAAATCGAATCAAGAAGACTGATTTAATTGACATGGATTCAACTACGGGTATTATGACTATAAAGCAACAACTTAGGGATAAGTTAAATACGTACGATACATATCTGAAAAGAAATGCTATGTTCCCTTACACCTTAACAACAACACTTAAGGATGAGAGAGTTTCACTTAAAAAAGTGAAAATTGGGAAGACGAGAACATTTATGAACTTTCCTATTGAATATACGATTTTGATGCGTAAATACTTTGATGATTTTATTGACAAAGAAACAAAATACGCACTTGAAATTGGTACAACAGTAGGAGTGAACATATATAGTTCAGTGTGGAATAATATCCATACGGAGATGGCACGATTTGATAAACATATTGATGGAGATTATAAGGCTTTTGATGGCACGATCAGACCAGAATTCTTTGGTTTGTATGCAAGATTGGTTAATTCTTTTTATAAGGATGAGGATAGTAAGAAGCGAGATATGCTTGTTACTGGATGTTGTTTTGCACCAATATCTGTGTTAGATCACATGTATATGAAATTGCAAGGCAATCCGTCTGGTTCAAGGATAACTACTTCTTTTAATAGTTTTGTTAATAGGATGTATGTTGTTATGAGCGTTATTGATGCAGGTCTTCCCGCTAGTAAGAGAAATGCTACTTACTTTAGGGATAATCTGAAAATTTACGCTCATGGAGACGATCATTTCATTGGATTAACCAATGATATGAGTCAATATTTGT